TGCGACTACCTCGCCGTTGACTGGACCGGAATCCCTTGGGTACGGTATGAGCAATGTCGTGTCGTTGACAAAACAATTTACGTCGGCAAAAGACAAGAAGGAAGAATAATACAATCTACAGATAATGGCCGCTGCCGTGATTCTGACAGCAAATCCCACACAAGACACAAAATTGGCAAGGACGAATGGATATGCATACTAACAAAACTTCCCAACAATTAGTTGGCGTTGAGGCCGTAGTAGTTCTTAACGACCTTGTAATGGCTTACTTGGACGAATTTAATATGCGCCCAAAGCCAAAAGAGATTGGCATTCCCCAGACACGGGCGGAAAAGGCGGCTGAAAACCTTATCAAGGCGTCTTATGCGGAGGAGACAGACTACCAGTCTGTTACGTCAACTATTAACAGAACTGTTGGGGTTATGCGTGACATTGAGCAAGACTTGATTAGCCACGACTTGAGCAAATACATAGACAGGCGCCGAAAAGTTGAGCAACTTGGCTCCATTATGCACATTAGCCGTGCCTACCCTGACAGCGCATTAAAGCGGTTAAAGGAAATGAGGCCCAAAAAGGTTGTAGACGCCGCCGCTTGATATAGTTTTTCATGGGGCGTAAACTGTTTCCATGACATTTGACGTAAATAATCTATCTGAAGGCGAGGCAAGAATCCTGCGTAGGAAGCTGAAGGCGGCTAACTACGAGGAAAGCTTATATAATTTTACTCAGAGGGCGTGGCGTGAGATTGACTCCGCACCCTTTGCCGAGGGCGGCTTTGCGTTGCAAGCTATATGCGAGCATTTACAGGCTTGTGCTGATGGTTATATTAGGAATTTAATCATTAACGTGCCGCCTAGATTCTCAAAATCCACTATTACTGGGACTATGTTCCCAGCTTGGGTGTGGACTCAAAGCCTTTCATCGCCAACTTCTGGACCCGGTATGCAATTTTTGCATTCCTCGTATGCCATGAATTTATCCGTGCAGGATTCGGTAAAGTGCAGGCGTCTTATTGAGAGCAAGTGGTACCAAACACTGTGGGGCGACAGGTTCAGACTTGTTGGCGACCAGAACACCAAGACGCGATTTCAAAATGATAAAAACGGTATCCGCAACACGGTGTCGGTTGGATCAGCCACGACGGGTTTGGGTGGTAATTATCTTATTGCCGACGATCCAAACAATGCTCAGGAAGCTAATTCCGAGGCAATTATTGCGTCAACGCTTGAGTGGTGGGATATGGCGTGGTCAACCCGACTCAACGACCCCAAGAAGGGCGTAAAAATAGTTATTCAACAACGCTTGTCAGAGTCGGATGTTACGGGTCATATTCTTTCCAAAGACATTGGCGAGTGGACTCACTTGTGTTTGCCAATGAGGTTTGAAGCAGCACGGAGAACCTACAATGTACTTGTCCCCGCAGAATTTAATGACGGCCAACCAGTTGTCTGGACTGATGAAAGGGTTGAAGAGGGTCAACTCTTATGGCCTGAACGATTTGGAGATACCGAAGTTACCCTTCTGGAGAAGACACTTGGACCATACGCGGCGGCTGGTCAACTTCAACAACGCCCAGAGCCAGCAGGCGGCGGTATTATAAAACGCGAGTGGTGGGGCGAGTGGACTAAAGAAAAGTTTCCGCACAACCTTGAGATTGTTATTGCGTCTGTTGACACGGCATTTGGCGCCAAGGAGTTTGAGGGCGACTTTTCTGCTTGCACTATTTGGGGCGTCTACCGTGATTCGGGTACAACATCTGGCGTCATTGGCGGCGACATGACGGGAAGCTGGCAGCGTATTTCAGCGGAAGACCGTGAGGCGGATGTACCCAAGGCTATTCTCATGCACGCATGGCAAGGGCGCATGGAATTGCATGAGTTGGTGCAAAAGATTGGCGCGTCAGCCAAGGAATGGAAAATTGACTTTTTGCTGATTGAAAACAAGGCGTCAGGTATTTCCGTCAGTCAGGAAATGCGTCGGTTATTTGGCTACGAAAATTACGGCGTCAGGCTGATTGATCCGAAGGGAATGGATAAGGTCGCCAGAACTTATTCGGTCCAACATCTGTTTTCTGAGGGGATGATAGTGGCCCCGACCGACCCATCCGGCGAGGTGTTTCGCGTGTGGGCCGAGATGGTTGTGGCTCAATGCGCCACATTTCCCAAGGGAAAACATGATGATTTACACGACACGGTAACGCAGGCATTAAATTGGCTGCGCGGGACAGGAATGCTTCAGCGTGGCGCTGAGCGTACCGCTGAACTTGCTGGGAATAATATGTTTGGGGGAAGTAGGGAAAACCAACCATTGTATCCAGTCTAATTGCATGTTATGTAAAAAATTAACCAAAGGAGAGTACAATGCCTAAGCATACTTGGTCAATAACACTCAATCCGTATGATCACTCCGGCCACACTCACAAGACAGTCAAGGCTGACTCGTGCAGCGTTTATGAGGGTAGAATTGCTTTTTATAACAATGTACTTAGAACTGAAGACGACCCGTTTCCTGAAAGCTTGCTTATTGCCTACATCCCAACGGACCGCGTGTTTGAGTTGGAAATATTAGACGATGAGACGGGCGAGCCAGTGGGTTTTTTGTTTCAGGGGGGCAATTAAATGGCCGACAACCCCCACTTTATGACGCCAGAGGAAATGTCCAAGGTGATTTGTCCCTTTGGAAGAGGAAATGGCATACCCGGCAGAGAAGTCGTTATTGACGGGCAAATCCTTGGCAAGCCATGCGTTTCAGAATATTGCGCCGCGTGGCGGTGGGCCAGTTACTACGAAGAAGATGAATTAGATACCATATACAGTGACGACTACGGCTACTGCGGGTTGATTGGCATATGAGTGACGACCTTAAGACAATTAACTCCGTTGTTACCAAAGACTTAGGTGACGGATATATCAAAATTGTTATGATTATAGACAATAAATACCACGAATACCGTCTCAAAAGGCAAGTCGCGGTAAGTTTTATACAAGCATTAGCTGGCTCACTTGACGGCGATTTGCATATCGTGTAAATAGACAAGCGTCTTTGGAAAGGACGCAAAATGATGACATGGAATCACCGGGTAGTTAAGTATGAAACCCGCAACTTGTTTGGTGACCCAGATGTTGGGTTTGCCATTCACGAGGTTTTTTACGACAATAACGGCAATGTTCAAGGCATGACATCCAATCCCGTCAAGCCTTGGGGCGACACAAAAGATGAATTAAGGCTTGAATTGCTTCGGATGATTGAGGCACTGGAAAAACCAGACCTTGATTATGATGACAAGGAAGACGACGAGGCATTTGCGAATAAAGCATAATTAGCCTATAGTGTGCGGAATATTCCAACAGGAAACCGCACATGGCACTGACGCCCGGACTTGTCCCAAACATACGCCTTGATCAAGATCAACAAGATTTGCCCCTTGGCGAGGGCCAAGATACTATTGTGGTGATGGATGCAGAGTCAGATGCTGACCAACCAGAGTTGGACACTAGCGGCAATGTTTTGCGTATTGACCACGGGGACGGTTCTATTAGCGTTTCCCTTGACGGGCGTCCTATTAAGTCTGTTGACAAGAAAAAAGCGGAAGGTTGGTACGCCAACTTGGCTGAAGAAATTGACGACAGTGTTTTGTCTGAAATTGCCCACCAACTTATTAAAGGCATTGAAGAAGACATTGATTCCCGCAAAGAATGGATTGAGGACCGCGCTCAGGGTTTACGATTACTGGGCCTTAAAATTGAAATTCCGGGCCAGCAAGGTACAGCTGATGGCGCGCCTGTTGAGGGAATGTCCCGTATCCGCCACCCGCTCCTGTTGGAATCCGTATTGCGCTTTCAGGCGAATGCGCGGGCAGAGTTATTGCCCACTGACGGGCCTGTCAAAATCAGAGTAGACAGCAATCAATCCTCGCCGCAGATGGATCAGCAGGCTGAGTACCTTGAAAAAGATTTTAATCATTACCTGACCGTGACGGCCAAAGAATATTACCCCGACACGGACAAAATGCTTTTCATGCTGGGCTTTGGCGGGTCAGCCTTTAAAAAGGTTTACTTCTGCCCCCTGCGTAATCGTCCCGTTTCTGAAACGGTTGATGCTGACGACCTTATTGTAAACAATGAAGCCACGGATT